ACACAGAGGAAGTACAGCGTATTCAGATTCTCCTCAACCGCACGCGGGAGGAGATCGCCAAGGAGTACGTCACGAAGGGCGATGTGCACGACGACATGAATCGGGTGATCGCTCGGTTGGATCGTCTTGAAGGTAAGCTCGACGCGTACATGAAGGAACAGCGAAGTGCCCTCAGTTAGCCGTAAACAACACAACTTGATGGCGATGGTGGCCAATGACCCCGCCGCTGCCAAGCGTGTTGGCATTCCGCAGTCTGTTGGCGAAGAGTACGTGAAGGCCGACAAGGGCCGCAAGTTTGGCACTGGCAGTCGCCCCGACCGTCAGCGTATCAACAAGCCGAAGACCGAGCACGGGAAATCGGCTTTATTTTCAGAAGGTGGCGAGATGAAAAGCATGAAGAAGATGGCTTCTGGCGGTATCACCAAGGCCAAGATGGGCGCAGTTCCTACCGCTGCTCCTAGCCGCGACGGTCTGGCCAAGAAGGGCAAGACCAAGGGCACGATGGTCAAGATGGGTGCTGCCAAGCCCCTGGGCATGAAGCGCGGCGGGAAGTGCTGAAATGAAAAGCCGCTACAACGATGGCGGCAAACTGCCGCCCGCTGAGGAAGCTGTGCGCACAGCGGTGCTGGAGCCGGTGCCTGAGGTAAAGACCAAGCGTGTTGTCCAAAAGAAGGACACCGCAAAGTCCACCCCCAAGTCCGAGTCTCGCAGCACCAGCAATGTGTTTCGCGCCGAGATGCTTAAAAGGTTCGGCGGTGATATGAAGGAGCCTCCTCGGAATATCGAGAGTGCTCCGATGCGCAAAGGCGGCTACGTCAAGAAGGCTGACGGCTGCGCCACGCGCGGCAAGACTCGCGGAAAGATGGTGTAACTATGATGGCCAGTCGCGGTATGGGGATCATCAACCCCAGCAAGATGCCCAGCGGTAAGCGCAAGGCTCGCCGCGACGATACCGATTTCACTGAGTACGCCGAAGGCGGTGCGGTGAAGTCCAAGGTCAACGAAGCCGGAAACTACACCAAGCCGGGCATGCGCAAGTCGCTCTTTGAGAAGATCAAGGGGCAGGCTGTGCAGGGCACGGCGGCAGGTCAGTGGAGCGCGAGAAAAGCACAGCTACTGGCCAAGCAGTACAAAGCTAAAGGCGGAGGTTACCGTGGCTAGTAAATTTCCTGATCTGACCGGCGACGGCAAGGTTACCCAGGCCGACATCCTCAAAGGTCGCGGTGTTGAAGCCGCGAAGAAGGGTGGCATGGCCAAGGGTGGCAAGTTCATCCAAGAGGCCATCAAGAAGCCCGGAGCTTTGCGTTCCGCTCTTGGCGTTAAAGAAGGCAAGACCATCCCCGCTAAGACGCTGGCTGCTGCGGCTAAGAAGCCGGGCAAGATGGGCCAGCGTGCTCGTTTGGCCCAGACGCTGAAGAAGCTGGGCAAATGAAAAAGTCTCAGCAGTCGCTGAAGAATTGGACCGAACAGAAGTGGAGGACCAAGAGTGGTAAACGATCTTCTGACACGGGCGAAAGGTATCTTCCAGAGGCTGCGATCAAAAGTCTTTCCCCCCAAGAGTACGCCGCCTCAACCCGAGCAAAACGAGCAGGCAAAGCCTCCGGCAAGCAGTTCGTAGCCCAACCTAAGGCTATCGCCAAGAAGACCGCGAGATTTAGATGACCACTTCTGGCCTGTCAGCATTTAACCTCGACCTCAACGAGATCGTCGAGGAAGCCTTCGAGCGTGCGGGCGGTGAGCTGCGCACTGGTTATGACCTGCGCACGGCGCGGCGTAGCCTGAACCTGCTGTTTGCTGACTGGGCCAACCGTGGCATCAACATGTGGACGTTTGAGCAGGGTGTTATCACTCTGTCTCCTGGCCAGCCGACCTACGCGCTGCCGGACGATACGGTTGATCTGATTGAGCACGTCATCCGCACAAGCCCAAACGTGCCGAACAATCAGGCTGACCTGACCATCACCCGGATCAGTGTTTCTACGTACGCCACGATCCCCAACAAGCTGGTCACAGGCCGACCGATTCAGGTGTATATCCAGCGTCTGACGGCCCAGGAGTCGCCGATGGGTATCGTGGTAGCCACTCCTGGGGTGAACAGCACGGCTACATCTATCCCGGTGTCATCAGTCAACGGCATCCCGAATGCGGGGTTCGTTCGTATCGGTACCGAGCTGATCTTCTACAACGAGTATCAGGCTGCGGAGAATGGCAATCCGGCGTATCTGCTGAATTGTTGCCGTGGCCAGGACGGGACTACCGCAGCCAGCCATGCCGCTAGTGCTCTTATCTATTTGTCCCAAAAGCAGTCCATCACTGTTTGGCCGACTCCGCAACCCGGCATCACGTATCAGTTTGTGTACTGGCGTATGCGCAGGATGCAGGATGCTGGCGGTGGCGTGAAGACGATGGACATCCCGTTCCGCTTCCTGCCCTGCCTTGTGGCCGGTCTGGCGTACTACTTGGCGATGAAAGTGCCGGGCGCAGCCGAGCGGCTAGTGTTGCTCAAGCAACAGTATGACGAGGCATGGCAGCTGGCCGCTGATGAGGATCGGGAGAAGGCAGCAGTGCGGTTTGTGCCGCGTCAACAGTTCATTGGTGGTGGCACGTAATGGGTAATAGGTTCGCGTCAGGCAAGTACGCGATTGCCCAGTGCGACCGCTGCAACTTCCGTTTCAAGCTCAAGGTGCTCCGCAAGGAGATCATCAAGACTAAGAACTACGACTTGCTTGTCTGTCCTCAGTGCTGGGATCCCGACCAACCGCAGTTGCAGTTGGGCATGTACCCGGTTGACGACCCGCAAGGCTTGCGCAACCCGCGCCCGGACAACAGCTACGTGCAGTCTGGCAACACCGGTTTGCAGCTTGTGGACACGACGGCGAACACGAAGGATGCAGTGGGTTACCCGAGCGAAGGCAGTCGGGATTTCCAGTGGGGCTGGAATCCGGTAGGTGGAGCCAGCGGAATTGATGATGGGTTGACGCCAAGTAACTTGGTGTTACGGGTGCAAATTGGTACAGTCACGGTTGTGGCGACATAGGAGCGAAAAATGGCAGGCGTTAAAGAGATGCTGAAGCAGCACATGGCCAAGGGCAAGGGCGCACACCCTGATCCCGCCGTCAAGAAAATGCGTGCTGGTGGCAAGACCAACAGCGACATGCTGAAGATGGGTCGTGGTCTGGCCAAGGTGGCCAACCAGATGAACCCTGGCCGCAAGCAGAAAGGTGTCTGACATGGCTACCTATAAAGTTCCCAAGATTGTTCCCAACGTCGTTGTTGGCGAAGAGGACAACAAGAAGTATCTGCGTGAGGCCAACGTGTCTGTGGCCAACGTGCGTAGCGGCGAGTACAAGCCGACCAAGACCAGCGGCATTAAAATCCGTGGTACCGGCTGCGCTACCAAGGGCACGATGGCCAGGGGACCGATGGCGTGAACTACACGCAACTCAGCAACGCCATCCAGGCGTATACCGAAAACCCGAGCAGCGATTTCGTTGCTCAGATACCCGTTTTCGTTCAACAAGCTGAGCAGCGCATCTACAACACGGTTCAGTTCCCGTCCCTGCGCAAGAACATGACGGGTGTTGTCTCGAACGGCAACAAGTATTTGTCTGCGCCCGACGACTTCCTCTCCGTCTACTCTCTGGCCGTTATCACGGACGTGGCGGGCGGCAACTTGAACACGGGCACCTACGAGTACCTGCTGAACAAGGACGTGAACTTCATCCGTCAAGCGTATCCAACGCCACAAGATACGGGTGTGCCGCGCTACTACGCGCTGTTTGGCCCCACGGTGAATGGCAGCACCATCACCACTGAACTGACGTTTATCCTCGGCCCCACGCCCGACGCCAACTACAACGTCGAGCTTCACTATTACTACTACCCGCAGTCCATCGTGACGGCGAATACTTCGTGGCTGGGCGACAACTTCGACACCGTGCTCCTGTACGGCTCGCTGGTTGAAGCCTACACCTACATGAAGGGTGAACAGGACATGCTTGCGCTGTACAACCAAAAGTACATGGAAGCCCTGCAACTTGCCAAGCGTCTGGGTGATGGTCTGGAGCGCAGCGATGCGTACCGCAGTGGCCAGTCGCGTCTGGCTCCGCTGCCGCAGAATAACGGGGTCAAGTAATGCCCATCGAGCAAGGCGCGACCAACGCATTCAAGACGGGCCTCCCCGCAGGCACGTTTAACTTTGCTACGGACACCTTCAAGATGGCGCTCTACACGGGCGGTGCCAGTATTGGGCCGACCACGTCTGCGTACACCACGACGAACGAAATCACGGGTACAGGTTACGTAGCGGGCGGAAACGTGCTGACGGTATCGGTGCAGCCCACCACTGGCGCTG